TCCAAAAACATATCAAAAAAGGTGGATGGAAAAAGGATCTCACGAAAGCAGTAAGAACCTTTGTCAAAAGCAAACTTGTAGCCGAGGACGCGAAACGCGCCAAAGAAAAAACAGGGGGTGGCAGCAAAGGGGTGGCAGGGAATAACGCAAAGAAGCGTACTGCTACCCACGACGAAGAAGTTGAGCTTGCAGCAGATACAAGGTTTCAAGTCCAAGTCCTCCATCGCAAGGACATCACCGCTCTACGTGAGCTCGAAGCCTCTCTTATCGCAGAGCTACAGGGCAACCCCACGAAGCTATACATCACACAATACCAGGGGGATATCATCCAGCAAGAGGTAGGTTTGACTGCCGCCGAAAGAGCGCAGGCAGCAAACAACCTTGCGAACGTCCAGCACAAACGCATCCAGTTAGAGCGCCAAGCCTACAACCTCGATGATGACGATGACAAAGGGGACCTCAAAATCGAGTTGGTGAATTTTGTCGAAGAAACAGACAACGGTTAGAATCCCGAATGACTGGCGCCCGCGCCTGTATCAAATGCCGCTCTGGAAATATCTGTGGCAGGGTGGCAGACGTGCTATCAGCATTTGGCACCGCCGGAGCGGGAAAGATGATGTGTGCCTCCATTGGGCTGCGGTTTCGGCAATCCGCAAGAAGGCCACATACTGGCACATGCTGCCAGAGGCGGCCCAGGCCAGGAAAGCGATTTGGGAGGCGATAAACCCACATAGCGGTAAGCGCCGGATCGACGAGGCGTTCCCGAAGGGCATACGCGCCAGCACCCGGGAGCAGGAGATGTTTATCCGGTTTAAATCCGGATCTACCTGGCAGGTCGTGGGATCCGACAATTTTAATTCGCTGGTCGGGTCGCCCCCTTTCGGCGTTGTATTCTCCGAGTGGGCGCTGGCCGATCCGGACGCCTGGGCTTATCTCCGGCCGATTTTGGCAGAGAACGGCGGGTGGGCGGCGTTTGTCACAACGCCCCGGGGCAAAAACCACGCTAAAACGATGTACGACTACGCGCTGACAGATCCCAGGTGGTACGCAGAGCGTCTGCCAGCGACAGAGACCAAAGTTTTCACAGCAGAGCAGCTCGAATATGAGCGCCTCGAATACATTGCACAATGGGGAGAAAGTTTAGGCAACGCTTTATTTGAGCAAGAGTATTTATGCTCGTGGGAGGGAGCATGGCCCGGCAAGCTCGTATACGCAAATTTCAATCGTCTCAATCACGTCGCGCAAGGGCCATTACTCTGGCACGGCGGCAAGCTGTACCGAGGATGGGACAACACAGGCAACAGCCCGGCATGCGTCGTGCTACAGGTGCCGACGGCAGGCCAAGCGCAAGTTCTTCGGGAGTATTGGTCAGACAGGCTCGGTATCGTCGATTTCGCCCGGGACGTGCTGCAAGATTGCTCAAAACGATATCCCTGCGCCGAGTTCGATGATTGGGCTGACCCCGCAGGATCCGCAAGGTTCAGCAAGCCTGATGGCGGTCTTACATCAAACGCAGAGTTGATGGCCAACGAGGGTATTATCGTAATGGCTTCAGACCAAGCCCTAACCGCTCGCATACAGTCAGTTGACCAGGCAATGGCACGACAGGGAGGGTTGCTTATAGATCCGTCATGTGAGCGCATTATTGAGGGTTTCAGCGGTGGTTATCACTATGCAAAGATCACGGGGAGCGAGGACCGATTTGCTGACAAGCCGGAGAAAAACCGCTTTTCGCACCCGCATGATGCGTTGCAGTACGTTATCGTCAAACTGTTCCCGCCTGTTACCCGGTTCCATACGCCGCTTGACGACGTTTCTCGGCTCCCGGGGATGGTGAGTTGATGCTCGGCGCCCCGGAATCCATACGCCTCGACAGGGGCCGTGATGTTGTGAGGATGTTTTACAAGACGATCCCCACCTATGAGTGGGTGGTTCGCGGCGCTGTGTGCTGGCCCGAGGGCCAAATTCGGGGCCATGCTCTCATTGCTGGCCAAATGACCACCGGGACCAGGCAGATCTGCGTATTCGATGAGTGGGATTTTATCACGGTCGACCACTGGAGCCCGGACGGTCGAGGGATTCAGGAGGTCGGCCTGTGTTCGTTCCTCAGCAAATTGTGGCCGCTTTATGGCTGTGATCTTATGTACTGGCACCAGGATGATACCCTGCACCGGCGTTATCTCCTGCAGTGCCTTGATAATCCGCTCATTACGACATGCCCGACTATGGTCGAGGTGCCCTGGACGGATGAGGCAACCGGCGACAACCTCCTTCGGGAGATTTTACAGCAAAAGAGATTGATGGGCGTAGTCGATGGCTCCGAGGTCAAACGGCAACTCGATGAGGGCGATAGATACCAGGACCCGGTTAAGCTCCCGGCGCTGCATGCTCTCAAATGCCTGATCGCAGGCTATGAGTTGATGCCATGGCGAGATATCGACCCACAGAGGCCGGAGCTCAGGTTTATCACGGATTAGGACAAGGAGACGATATGGACTCACGACAGGTAACAGCAGCGCATTACGAGCGCGAAATAATAAAACGAGTAAAGGAGCGCAACGATCAGCTATCCCGTATCGAGCCGACTCCGCCATCCCAAAAAGGTACTACGCTAAAGTTTCGCCGTTATGATCCATTGCCCCCGTGCACTGAGCCATACACTGAGGGCAAACCGTACCCCAAAAACATCGAGTTAAAATACCACGATGTCGAAATCACAGAAGAAGAAACAAGGCGGATACAGGAAAGACTCCAATCGCTCGGGGAGCTAATATCCGAGCTATGGGAGGCCCGTATGCTAAAGGCGAAGCAAAAATTAATGGAGGAAGTAAATATGACACCAGCAGAAGCAAGACGAATCAAGACCAGGCTGCAGGCTCTTGAGGAGCAGGTTGCTGAACACTGACCTCGGGCTTGTTGCAGCTGCAGCGAGCCAAAGCCAAAACCAAAGGAAAGGATCCTGCCCCGAAGGGGGAAGAAGATCCGCCCAAAGTGGACCAGGCCTCAAAGGCAGGCCCGAAGGTAAAAGCCAAAACCAAAGGAAAGGCCACTAAGTGACAACTACAAGCTCCAAACAGGCAACATCATCCCTCGCACAATGGCTCGAAGACCTCCTCCAGAAGTACAAGACGGATCGAGCCACGAAGGAAAAGGCCCTTGAAAACTGCCTGAAGCACTTTCGCGGTGAGGATATTGAGACGTGGAAGATCGGTGAAGGAGAAGGGTGGCGGTCAAAGGCCTTTGTCAGGCTGCCGAAGCAGAAAGTCTGGGCGGCGCTTTCGACCATCTATGATGTGCTGATCCGGAATGGCGAGATCCCTTTTGCCCTGGTTAAAAGCCCCTACAAACCCCCCGGTCAGGATCAGGCACAAACAGGAGCCCAGGTTAACCAGGCCATAGAGGATATGACCGATATCATCAAGCAGGATCATAAAGACCGTAGGGCAGACCGGGAGATGCGTAAAAAACTGCTTTCGATGGCGGTCTACGGAGAGACATATAGCAGATTCGACGTGCAACCTGTGGATCGGATAGCTTATTCTCCCGTTGACTACACCCAGGAGCAGGGGCCGGCTGAGGGATTCGAGCAAATGGAGGGTGACCCCGTAATTAGATGGGAGCTCACGGAATGGCAGGATGATGTGGCGGGACACTCGTATGTCTCACCTTGGGCGATATTTACCGACATGGAGGATATGAACCTGCAAAAGAACCAGGGCGTGTTCGAGGTGGATAGCGTGTCGGCCCACGACCTTTCCAACCTCAAAGGTCAGGCCCATTACATCGAGGACGAGATTGACGCGCTCATTGAGGAGATGGGAAAAGACGCCGTGCCAGCGACTTCGGACCAAAGCCATCTACCGCCCCACCAGCGTTCAGAAATAGCGCAGCGGTTCCGACCTGAGCCACGAGCTACGTTTTGGGGGCGCGTTCCCGATAACATCGTTAAGGATTTTCTTTCAAGGCTCAAAGATGGGACGCTCCAAGACGAAACAATCGACATGCCGGAAGGTAACAGCGCGGAGCAATTGGAGATCAGGGCCGAGATTTGCGCCGGCAGGGTGATCCGGTTCAGCCTCAACCCGGAAGGTCGCCGACCGTACAAGCATTGCCCGTGGGAAGAAGGCCTCGATAACGACCGGCCAACAGGCGTGGTTGAAAACATGGCTGAGTTGGTGACGTTGCTGAACGGCGTGGTACGGACATTTATGGACAATAAGGCGCTTTCCGCGAACGTCATTCTCGCGGTCAAGTCCCGATTCCTTGCCCCCGGCGCTGCTGATACCGCAGAGCCCGGCAAAAAAATCGAGGTTTCAGAAGCGGTTAAGTCCGTGCAGGAAGCCATACAGCAAATTATCGTCCAGGATGTCGGGGAATCGTTGCTTTCCGCGTTCTCCCTTCTCAACACGACGATTGACGATGTGAGCCAGATCCCGAAGATCGTTCAGGGCAGCGTTTTACCTAAACAGAAATCAGATACCGCCTACGAAATGGCTCAGATGCTCGAAAATGCCGGGAAATATCTCGGAATGGTGATCAGTAATGTTGACGACTATATGATCGAGCCCGAGACGATGGATCTCTACCACTACCACATGGCCGATCCAGACTACCAGGGCACCAAAGCCTCGTTACTTGTCCACGCTCAGGGGAGCGTGGCGTTGCAAAACCGGGTGATGCGTATTGAAAAGCTCATGCAGTTGCTCACGCTCTTACTGTCTTCAGAAATTTTGATCGGCGAAGCTAAACTCCGGCCTCACCTTGAAGAGATTTATAAGGCCAACGACCTGGATCCCGAGACGTTTTTAAAGACTGAAGAAGAGAAACAGGCCGACCAGCAGCGCATGGCAGAGATGCAGGCCCAGGCAGAGGCCAAGGCTGTGCAGATGATGGCGAAACAGGCTCAGATCGAGGCCCAAGCCGATATGCAAAAGGCTTCGCATGAATCCGCGCTTGAGCGCCAGGAGCAAACGCACAAGATCCAGACCGAAATCCAGAAGGAAAACGTCGAGCACCAGCACGAAATGCAGCAGCAGGCCGCAAGCCCCGAAGCCCAAGGAGAGCAATGACAACCGACAGGCTGTATAACTACGAGCGCATAGCATTGATTGACGGTCTCGACTATTACCAGGCCTATGCCGCAGAGATGGACATCAAGAAAACCAGCGTGATGGACAGCGCCATAAATAGCCCGGAAATATGCGACGGAGATATCACCAGGGATATCAGATACAAGTTGGGTTTTGCAGCCGGCCTCGCCTGGGCGCTCAATCTGCCAGAGCAATGCCGAACGGAAATTAACATGATCAGACAAAGGGGGAACCGATGAAACGAAAACTTTTTTACTCTGTACCCATCGCGGTTGCGATGTCGATTGTCTTTCTCATCGCATCCATGACCGTCGCCTATGCCCGAGATCCGAAACTTAACAGGCCCAATGAGTGGCGAGAGAAAAATACGTTTGCTAAGGAGGTTGTGTTTAGCGACACCGTTGATGCGAGCGACGCGACCCTAACCATCCCCGATGGCGGCTTAGAGGCGGCAGATGTCGCCCTGGCTCAGGGAAGCGTTCTTGTGGGAGATAGCAACGGTGAGGCCTCAGCGCTGAGCGCCAAAGGTGATACCAAAATTCTTGTCGGTAACGGCACTACGATTACGAGTGTTGCCATATCCGGAGACGCCACAATGGCTAACACCGGGGCGCTTACCATCGCAGGCGGAGCGGTTACTTCCGCAAAGATGGCACTCCCGAACATCCAATCTGTGACTTTTTCCCTTAGCTACGCTGATTTTACCGCAATAGCAACGAGCGAAACCATAGAGGTCGGGGGGACGATTCCCAAAGGCGCTTTTGTCCTGCGCACCCTTATCGACAACGTGATCAAGTTTGAGGGAGGCACAGTCAGCGCAGCCACCCTCACTATTGGTGATAGCGACGAAGCGGGAGGCACCACCGACCCGGATAGATACAACACCGGAACTCCCGACGTTTTTGCCACAGCTGACGTTCTCGATGCGGGGGCTGTGAGTGGCACAGCCCTTCACGCCACGTCGTCCGAAGCTGTCACGGCTACGCTTACCCTCACAGGCGATAACTGCGTTAACCTCACGGCAGGCTCGGCGCGAGTGACGATCTTCTACCTGCAGGCCGTTGACCATAGTTAAGCAAGATTTAACCTCGAAAGGAGATATTGACAATGCCTGATGATGACACCCAAGTCACTGAGCATGTGGAAGATACCGTAAACGATAATCCACCAGGAGATACCATCGAGGATCCCGGGACCGACGAAGAGGGAGACGACTTTTCCAAGGCCTTCGAAGCAGCGATGGATGACGCACCCGGTGAATCCGACGATGATGACCCCGCCTCGTCAGACGGCAAAAAAACGACCCCGGACGATGACAAAAAGCAGGACGATAAGCAAAAAGGCCCTGGGGAGGAAGAGCCGGGAGGCAAACCAGCCGGTGACGAGGAGGATGACGAGGACCTCAAGAGAGGAAAACAGTTGCTGGAGGAACTTCAAAAGACCTCAGATCAGCAACAGGACAGTAAAGCCGGGGATCAACAGCAACAAGATCCACCGAAGGGTGAGGAGCAGGAGAAGGAGACGGAGCCCGATGTTGTCAATTCGAAACGGGCCAGTATCTACTCCAAAATCATCTCGCCAGACGACTTCGAACCTCGTCTCGCAGTAGGCGAGGACGGCGAAGAGGTAGATATCCGGGACTACCTCGAAGCAAACCCGGAATTGCCGATTGTGATGGGGACTTATGTGCAACGGGTGATTGAAAACCTCTTAGGCGGGGGCGTCCTCTCGGATGCTCAGTCTTCCGCCAACGAGATCGACACCCTGAAAAAGCAAGTGAACTCGCTCCGTTATGAGTTGCGTGTCGCGGCGAAAGCGCAGGATGTCTATGACATCGTGGAATCAAAAGAGTTCAAGGACTGGCAGAAAACAGCGCCAAAAGAAGCCCTTGCGCTTTTTCGATCCAATAACCCAGGGGATTTCGCACGCGGCATAAACCTGTACAGGAAAACTCTTGCCAAGAAAAGTTCTAAATCTTCCGCCAAAGCTCAGGAAGCCGATGACAAGGCGCGAAAGAAGATGGAGCAGAAAAAATCACTGCTATCTCATAAATCCGGCAAGAGTGCAGGAAGCGGAGCGGCAGGAGCGGACGATTTTTCGAGTGCTTTCCGTGAAGCGTCCGAGAAAGAGATCGAGATCGAGATATGACAACGGCTCCCACAATCACAATCAGGGGCGATGAAGACAAGCAGTGGCGCTGCCCCTACTGCAACCAGCGTTTGGCGGACGGTGATTTCCCGGATGGTCCGGTGACCATCAAATGCCGACGCTGTAAGCGAACTGTGACATTTCTTAGAGTCAAACCAGTCAACAAATAGCCCATCAAGGATTTTTCGAAGGCCTAGAGCTTCTTCCTGAAGGCTGCACACGAAGAAGGAGGAATTTCTATGCCTACGAATACTTATGGTGACATATCCCCCAGGACCGCGGCCTACGCCGCAGCACGATTGCTGAAACGCGGCCAGCACCTCATGGTGGCCGAGCGTTTTGGACAACCCAAACCCCTGCCGAGAAACCACGGCAAAACCATGAAATTTCGGCGTTACGAATCCCTGCCGCGAGCGGATGCACCGCTGGCTGAGGGGATCCCGCCCGCTGGCTCCAAGCTGACATATACCGATGTCAGCGTAACCCTTGAGCAGTACGGCGATTTTGTACCGCACACCGATGTCATTAAGGATACCCACGAAGACCCCATTCTTCGGGAATCCCTTGACCTGTGTTCCGAGCAAATTGCGGAAACCAAAGAGGTTATCCGGATTGCAGTGCTCAAAGCCGGGACCAACGTGTTCTATGCCAACAGCGCAGCGAACCGGGCCGCAGTCAACAGCCCGCCGCTTCGAAGTGATCTCAGAAGGATTTACCGCTCGTTTCGACGGAATAAAGCCCAGGAGATCAGCCGGATCGTTGCGGCCAGCACCAAGATCAGCACTCAGCCGGTCGAGCCTGCGTTTTTTATCCTGGGTTCCACCGACCTTGACGGCGATTTCCGAAACATGGACGGATTCGTTAAGGCCGCGGAGTATTCGAACAGCGCCAAGGCTCTCCCGGGTGAAATCGGGAGCGTTGAACAGTTTCGGATCATCCTGACCCCGCTCTTTGAGCCCTGGCTGGCCGGCGGTGCGTCCGGGACTACCTATCTCAGTAACGGGGATGCTCCGTCAAGCTCATCCGCTTGCGACGTTTATCCGCTCATCATCGTGGGTAAAGACGCTTACGGGCTCGTGCCGCTCCAGGGTGAAAACGCCGTAACCCCGTTTGTCGTGAACCCCAAACCAAGCCACTCCAACAAGCTCGGTCAGGAAGGGCATGTCGGTTGGAAAATGTATGACGCTACCGTCATTCTCCAGCAGTACTTCATGGCCCGCTTAGAGTGCGCCGCTACCGCCGTGCCGTAATAGGCAGGCTCCCACTGATTTTATGCGGGGCCTGTCTAGCTAAAGGCTCCGCTCATTTTTAAGCCTTAGCAAAGGAGACTAACTATGAAAATAGCAGGTACGTTTAACGGCACCGGCGCGGCTGCCTACATTTGCTGTGGGTTCGTCCCGGACTTTGTGCGCCTTATATCCCTTGAGGATGGCGATATCGGCCAGATCGAATGGTATAGGCAGTTTCGAGCCGCAGAGGTAAGCCACGGTATCCATTACGTGGGCTCCTCGGGAGCTGTCCAGGTGGATGCCAGGGTTGCAGGAGATGGCGGGATTTTGCCTTATGCAGGCGGCGATGTCCTCACCACCAGCAACCAGACGAGCGTTGCCTATGGCGAGGGTATTTATCTCGGGTGGGACAACAAGAACTACGCCTTGGACGAAAACTACGGCTACAAATCCGATCCGCTCATCGAATGGACCCTCGACACCTCCGGGGATAGAACCGGGCACGCGAACGGTGATTCGATCGCAAACAACTGTCGTATCGGTGAGGGCTCACTCATCCTCATCGAGGAAAGTTCAACTCGGCGCCAGAAATGGGCGACTGTCGAGGCATGGACCGCAGGCCAGGGCGAAGCCGACGACGAAATCACGTTGTCTGAGGCTATTGCAAGCGGGAAGATCCTTTACATCTCCGGGATGTACTCCATGGCCCCGATTGCTGTCGGAAGTGTCACCCCGGCCGGGTTCAAGGTAGAGATGACCTCGGTCTGTAACGTGAACGATGAGATCCAAATGTTCATCGCAGAATGCTTCTGATCTGACCGCTTCTAACAACCCAAGGTCGCACATTTCGGTGTGCGGCCTTTTTTCATGGAGGGAATACAATGCCAAGAGCACAAACAGGCCCTGAGCATGGAAACGCGATAAGCCTTGATGATTTCAAGGAGCTGAAAAAGGAAGAGCTTACAAAATGGGAGCAGGCAAACCGGCAAAGGATTATGACCGCCCCGGTTGATCTCGTCTTTGCTTTTACCGACAAATGGGAGCGCACGTTCGGGAAGCCCTATTTCAGGCCCGTTGAGCGTCCGGCTGAAAGCGATATCATTGATCCCAGGGCGAACAATTACCTTGTTCCAACCCCGGTCAAGGCCATTAAGTGGGTAAAGGACAAGATCAGACGCGGGAGCTCCGACGCCCCCTATATGGATGAGGTCTATAACCTTGATGCTGTGACCGTCGATGGCCATGTCGAAAGCATTTTAAGGGGCGCAGCGATAGACCAGCTCCCGATTTATCTGACTGATGATCTCGCGGAGCAGATTCTGTCTGCAAAAGCGTCGCAAAAGTACGGCACCATCGAATGCAACATCACGCTCCCGCTCATGGGCTATTGGGAGGTCAGGTTCCATGCTAAACGAAACCCCGACGATACCGAGGAAGTCTTTCTCGCTTCATCGGGCCTTTACCTGCAGATCGAACGCGAAAAACACGTCATTCTTCCTGGGAGCTTTTTGGAGAGCGCGGACAATGGCACGTATGCAGTCTACAAGCAAGAGCCGGGGCAGGACCGCAAAGTGGTGGGGCGTGTGAGCTTCTATCCTTACAGCGTCCGGAGGAAATCGTCACGGAAGGAATTTGACGCGATGCTTGCCGAAGGAAACGCCATCACCAGGAAAGCCCGCCAGGATAGAGAGCGGGAAGGCAGGAGACAATAAATATGCCGAGCCCGATATCAACCCAAGGGTTGCTTGATAAATGCAAACGGTTTGTGCTCGCTGATCCCGTAACCGAGTCGCTTGATCTCCTGATCCAAGATGCAATCATCCAAGCGGAACGGAGTATCGCTACCCTCGATATGGTGCCGCTTGCTTGGATGCGTGTCATGTATGACGGCATCCGCACCAAGTACATGGCGACAATCGATTCCATCACCCAGGCAAACCCCGGTGTTATAACCGCAGAGACTAAGGACCCCGACGGTAGCGGCCACGGCTTCGAGAACGATGACGTGGTGGTTATTTACGGCGGTGATATGGACAAGCTTACAGGCAGGTACTTTCTCGTCGAAAGTATCGACAGCGATACATTCTACATCAAGGACATTAACGATCTGGCCCGCATTGATACTACCAATTACACGGAGTACGTTTCCGGGGGGGCGGTTTATCACGCCGGAGTCACCCTCCCGGCATCGGATATAGAACCTGGGATTGATTGGCATATCAATGATGTGCACTCGGTTTGGTTCGATAACAAGCCAGTGGAGTCGGCTCCGCTTGATAGCCTCGCCTTCCGAGAAGATCTTGTCATAGCGAGCGATGTTCCGGCTTGGTATAGGTATGAACGGTTTGGCTACACCTCGCAACTCAAAGACTACATCAAACACAGGGTTTACTTCCAGCCAAGCGGGACCGCTCACAACGTGATCCTAGAACTTATAAAAGGGTTTGACGACATCGAGACCTGGGATGTTTCAACGTATCCGCTTCATCCGCCCGAAGCCCATGATTATATCTGGCACAAGGCCCTGGCGAATCTGATCACCAACACCGAACGGCAGCGACGGACATTCACCCGTGCGGGGGATGTGGTGGGCGACAACACCAGGGTCGAGATCCTTTATGCTCAGGTGTGGGCGCAAAAGGCGATGGAGGATGAGATCAAGATCGTTGAGTTGAGCCGGAGGCTGTTAGGGCAACGGCAGGGCGGATATTCGACCGGGATAAGGGGTTGAGCAATGATGATGAAACGCTTTGTATTCATCCTCCTCGCGGTGCTGTGCGTTTCGGTAACGGCATACGCCGGGACACAGACTACCTCGACGACCACGGTTTCGACCATCATCGAAAGGGTGCGTCTTGAGATATGGGAGCCTTCGGCGCGTACCGTGTCAAATGACGACATCATATCGTGGATCAATGACGGCATGGTGGATCTCGCCAATAAGACCGGGTGCCTCGAAGAAACGACGATCAGTATCACGATTGTCGAAAACCAGTACACCTACGATATAACCACCGATTTCCTGTCCGTTGAGGGATGCTGGTACGATAGCGAAGACACCACTGACCCGGTGCGAGTCTCAACCCTGATCCGAGCGCCGATCTACAACATCCGTACCGGGCAGGAGAAGGAGCGTGGGAGGCCAAAGGCCTTCACCATTTGGGATAATGACCTGATCGTGTGGCCGATCCCGACAGCGGACCATGCCGGGGACACACTCAATCTTTATGCTGTTGCCATGCCTACATCGGTGTCGTCGGTGAGCGACAACATAGGGACCCCTTATTACCTGGACCAGGCGCTTATCTACTACGTTGCCATGCGTGTGGCACTTAAACACGGGGATAAAAACAGCCTTGAATCCTACAAAGGCATGTACGCAGAAGAGGTGAAAAACGCTTCGGAGAACATTGTAAGACGCAACCTATTACGATAAACACAAAGGAGAACCAATTATGAAAAGATTTTTCAAGTACGGCATGTTCATCGCGCTGATCTTTTTCCTGCCGTGCGCCGCATTTGCAGGATCGCAGGCGGCTTCCGGGGCTTTAGCGTCGGAGATCATAGCTTACGCAAGGTATTACCTCAACGAGCCCAATGAGAATGTGTGGGACGATGACGACGAGTTGCTGAAATGGATCAACCACGGCACTATGGATATCGTCGCCAGGAGCCAATGCCTCGAATACACAGAAGATATCGCCCTGGTGGCTTCTCAACTCAACTATCCCATCATCCAGGATTACATTTTTATCACAGCAGTTATCTACAATGATACGAAAGGCTTGATTAGAGGCAACCCTCAGAGCCTCGGCAACCAGTTTCACGAAATCGGGGAACCAAACGCCTATTTCGTGTGGAATGATGAAATTTGGGTCTATCCTAAACCGGATACCGATGCAGCGTTGAAAAATATAACTTTGTTCGGTGTCGAGCGACCTGCAGAGTTGGCTGCTTTAACCGATGCCATCCTTGTGCCCGCCCATTACGACAAGGCACTTGTTTATTACGTTGTCGCCCAAGCCTTCAGTAAGGTTGGCCAATTCGCCAAATCGCAGTATTTTACCACGCTGTATATGCACGAGCTTGACCGCTACCGCACCGATTACAACGTCATTCCCAAGGAGCCCCTTGAAATAGCGAAATAAAGGAGAGGCCATGATAAGACGTGCAGCAATCGCTGTTACGCTCCTGTGTTTTTTTTGTTTTTTTGCCGTGAGCGCTGCAGCGGATGATCCACTATATCTGCCGGAAGAAATTTACCGATCCGCTGCCCTTGATGCCATCTCCCAGGATTCCTTGGGCTACGGGATAAATCCTGTCGCTATTTCGGGTGACAGTTCCGTAATGGTAGCCGGCGCACCAAGCGGCACCGTCATCAACGATGCCGACGGTGCCGCCTATGTCTTTTGCCGAGCCGAATGCGTCGGATGGCCACAGTCGCAAAAGTTGGCCCCTTCCGTTGCGATCAATGCGTATGCCTGGTTCGGTTTCAGCGTAGGTGTGTCTGAGGACGGATCTTATATCGCCGTGGGCGCTCCCCTGGAAGACATAGGCGGCAAAGACCGAGTAGGTGCCGTTTATGTATATTATTATTCGGGCGGTACATGGGGCCAACAGCAACGCATCCCGCATCCTAGCGCTCAAGAGGTTGCCCATTTCGGGTCCAGCGTGGCAATATCCGATGACGGCGACAGACTTGTAATCGGAGCCAGGGGTGATGACGATGCAGCCACATTCGCTGGTGCAGTGCATGTTTATTCCCGCGCTGGCGCGACGTGGAGCCTGGAGCAAACCTTTACCGGGGGTGATACGGCCGCAGACGATAACTTTGGCGTAAGTGTCGCGATGTCAGGCGATGGCGGCACCATTATTGCTGGCTCCCCCGGGGCCGGTACGGTAGGCGCTGCATATGTGTTCACCCGGTCCGGTACGACATGGAGCCAACAGCAGAAGATATCAGCAGGTTCAAATGGAGATGATTTTGGTTTTCCAGTAAATATTTCTAACGATGGATTAACCACCCTTATTTCTGCCATTGATCATGGGACCAAAGGTGCCCTATATGTATACGATTATGCTCTTGGT